TCTGGAGACACCGCCCCGAGAAGCCCAAGCCCGAGCCTCCCACCGAGGTCGAGCTCCTGGAGGCCATCCTGGAGACCGAGCTCCTGATCCTGGAGCGCCTGTCGCCCCCCAAGCCCGCCGTGTCGATTACCCTGACACCCGGCACGCCCGTCCCGAACCAAGGAGCCACCAGTGGCTGACTTCCAGCTTCAGACCAACCAGAACGTCACGGTGGCCATCGGCACCACCCCGACCGCCACCCTCGACGCCGGCAGCGTCACCGCCGAGGTCTCCGACCAGTCCGCCCTCACCGCTGTGGTGAGCGCCGACCAGACCTCCGTCCTCGTCACCGCCCTCGGCCCGGCCGTCACCGACGTGACCGTGACCGTGAACGGCTCGGTGGGGGGCGTGGCGTGTCTGCCCGGCGTCCTCCCCATCGACACCGTGGCCCCGGCGGCCCAGGTCCAGATCACCCTCACGCCCGGCACCCCCGTCACCAACGCCTGATGAAGTTCCGCCGTCCGGGGGACCTGACGGTGGGGGACGAGTTCGGGGCGCCGAACACCGACTATCCCGACATCGACTTCACAGCCGTGCCCGAGGCCGTACCCGAGGTGGTCGACCCCGTCCTCCACGGCATCCGGGCCATCCGGGACTGGTGCGACTACGTGGAGAAGGCCCGCCGAGAGGTGCTTGACTCGTCGTCGTAGTTGTGCAACGATGGGTGCATGACTGACGTCCTGCAACGCCTGACCATCGCCTGCGAGAAGCGGGACAAGATGCGCTCCGAGGCCGACGGCCACCGGGCCTACATCGTGGAGCTCATCGCCCAGGCCCGCCAGCAGGGCGAGTACTGGCAGGACATCGGGGCCGCCATGGGCATCAGCCGCCAGGACGCCGAGCGGTTCGGCAAGCGCCACCTGCCCGAGTCGATGTGGGGCCAGCGCCGGCTGGGCACGGCCCGTGGATGACCTCGACCCTGACGGTCTTGTCGCTGGCATCCTGTCTCGCACTGGCGATCCTGTGCGGCTACCTCTGCCGAACGGTGAGCCGTATGTCGAAGAGGGACACCCCGACTCCTACTACGAGGCAGGAGGATTCGACCTCCGAGATCCTGACGACGATGACGAGTTTGATGACGACCTGGGCCAAGGAGCAGCGGGACCTGGTGACGACACTGGTCCTGGGTCGGGAACAACCGCCGCCGATCTCGCCATTGGCGATGCCCTCGATGCTGAACGGGAAGGCAGTCGCCTTCGACTACGACTCGACCCCCCTGGCCCCGGGGATGGAGGCGATCCTGGAGAGGGAGACCGAGGAGACAGAGCAAGCTCGTTTAGCGAGGGAGCGAACCGTTTTGCAGAACAGAGCGAACGAGCTCCTGGAGGAGTGGTCGAAGCTGGAGAAGGAGGACTCGGGCTCCTCGCCCAGGCACTTGTCCGAGGAGAGGGAGAGCCCAAGCCCTTCGTGAGCCTCCCCTGTCTCGGGGCCAGCGTGTCGTCGCTGCGGGGTGGCGGGGTGTCCATCGTCTTCCACGTCGCCCATGCGAATGCCACCGAGGCGCTGATGCTGCACTCCAAGCAGGGTAAGCAGGTCCGTCTCGACGTCTACAGCGAGGACGAGTGATCACTGCTAAGGAGTTCGAGGACATCGCCGTGGCCATGCTCACCGAGGGCGTCCCCCCCGGCGTGGTGGCCCGGGTGCTGCGTCTCGACCCCGACCTGGTGAAGCAGGCCCAGTCCAAGCTCCGCATCAGGAAATACGGCACCGACGACATGACCGAGTACCTGGAGCAGATCCAATGGGACACCCTCGACGAGGTCCGCACCATCATCCGCCAAGGGTCCCCGGCCGACAAGGTGCGCTTCGCCGCCGTCATGTTCGGCAAGCAGATCGCCGTGGCCTCACGCCGCACCCCGGAGAAGACGAGGGAGGTCACCGACCGGGTGACTGCCATGCTGGAGGAAATGAGAATCGGAGAACCGAGGGAGCCCCGTGCCCGCTCTGAATTTGTGGCCTTTGTTGGAGACCCTGACGATCAGGACGAAAACGGGCAAGCTCCATAAGCTGTCCCGTCACGACAAGTTCGCCTGGGCCCAGCGGGAACTGGTCAATGAGATCGAGTGGCAATACAACAACGGGCTCCCCGTCCGCATCATCGTGCTCAAGGGCCGCCAGCTCGGGTGCTCGACGCTCACCGAGGCCATCCTGTTCATCTGGTGCTTCCTCCACCCCGGCACCAACGCCCTGGTGCTCTCCAAGGACCAGGAGTCCAGCGACTACCTCCTCGGCATGTACAAGCTGTTCTGGCAGCGGGGCCCGTTCCAGGGCCTGTACGAGACCAAGTACGACCGCTCCAACTACATGGAGTGGCACGGCACCCGCTCGTCTGTCACCACCGACACCGCCAACAAGGCCGACGTGGGGCGGTCCAAGACCATCCAGGCGGCCCACTGCTCAGAGGTGGCGTTCTGGGAGAAGGCCGACGAGATCGTGGCCGGGCTCGGTGAGGCCATCCCCTACGAGCACGGCACCATCGTCATCTACGAGTCCACGGCTCAAGGCGTGGGCAACTTCTTCCACGACGAGTGGAACAAGGCCCAGACGCACCAGTCCACGTTCACACCCATGTTCTTCCCCTGGTTCAAGCACACCGAGTACGCCGTCGAGGACCACGGGCTGCGCTTCCAGGATCTGGAGGACGACGAGCGGGAGTTGCTGAAGACCTACCCCGAGATGACGCTGGCCCATCTGGCCTGGCGACGTCGCAAGCTCCAGAGCTACACCAACCCCGAGAAGTTCAAGGAGGAGTACCCGTGCTGCCCCGAGGAGGCGTTCCTCTCGACCGGCACCAACGTGTTCCCATTGGAGAAGCTGAAGCAGTGCTTTGACCCGGAGGTTTCTGTTGACCAGGGATATCTCATCAACAACAACGGAGCACTTGAATGGGTCGACGATCCGAGGGGACACACTTGGGTCTACAAGCGCCCCGATTCTCGTTATCGACGACGTTACGTCGTAGCAGTCGATTCGACTTGGACGGTTGAGGGTGACCCTGGCTGTGTCCAGGTTCTCGACCGGGCGTCGATGGAGCAGGTGGCGGTGTGGCACGGTAAGGCAGACCCGGAGACTTTGGGGAACATCAGCCTCGCCCTAGCCATGTGGTATGGCCCGGAAACACTCCTGAACGCCGAGATCCAGGGCGGTGGCAAGCGGGTCATGCAGGTGTGGCGGGACGCCAACTGGCCCAACATCTGGTACGACTACCGCTCGGACCATCCCAAGCTCAGGAAGCAAGTGCTCGGGTGGAACACCACCTTCGAGTCCAAGCGCACCATGCTCGGGACCATGCAGGGGGTCATCCAGCGCAAGCACCTCCTCATCCACCACCCCGCCACCTACTACGAGATGACCCACTACGTGGCCACCGTGGACGGGGAGTTCGGCCCCGCCCGGCGCTCGGGCCACGATGACACGGTCATGGCGCTCGGGGTGGCCATCATGACCGTCATCACCGAGACGGGGTCCATGGACTACGCCGCCATGGCCGCCCCCGGGCCGGCCCACGTCCCCGGCCTCACCCCGCCCCGGTTCCCCAACCAGGGCAAGCCCCTGTCCCAGGTCCCGGGCCTGGAGCGGTTCGGGGCCAGCGTCGACGAAGACCCCTCGGTCTGGTCCACCTACTAGTAGCTTGGGAGCGTGCGATATGCCTACACCTGCCCCCGGTGCGGACCCATCGAGTCCGACGTCCCCGGAGACTCCGTGGGTTGTCGATGCGGAGCTGTGGCCCAACGACGTTTCGCCGTGGCCATCAACCGCACCTCGCTTCGACAGAGCGGACGTTGGGACCCTGTGGTGGGGGAGTACGTGGCGAACGATCGTCAGTTCCGAGATCTCCTTGCCCGAGGCCAGGACGCCGAGTCCGAGAAACTGAACATGGACGTGAAGCTGGCCACCGTGGACGCCCGGGACAGCGAGGGGTTGGCCGAGCTCCACGGGTGGAAGGATCGTGATGCCGACCTGGAGGCCACCCGGCGACTGGAGCACGACCGCAAGGTGAAGTCGTGACCCTGATGCAGATCGAGTCGCCCCCGGCCTACGACGACCGGGAGATGATCGAACACCTCCGGTATCTCTACGAGCAGGCCAAGGAGTCCAAGGGCAACCTGCTCACCGAGTGGACCAGGAACTACCGCATCACCATGAACCGGGCCGCCCCGGCCGTGCCCAACGCCCCCGGCGTGCGGGCCAATGAAATCTTCCCCACCGTCGACAGCCGCATCGGGTGGATGACCGACCAGGAGATCCAGTTCTCCGTCACCCCCGCCGCCGACCCTTTCTCGCTGTGGTTCATGGTCAACGACGTCCTCGGGGAGCAGTTGGAGGCCGTGCTCAACTCCAACTTCAAGTCCCAGGGCTGGTACGCCGAAGTGGTCGAGATGCTGTGGAATGCGGCGATGTACGGCATGGGCATCCTCAAGCCGGGCTGGGACGCCGGGCTGGAGAGCGGGATGGGCAACGTCTGCCTCAAGAGCGTCCACCCCTGGTGCCTCTACATCGACCCCTTCGCCACCGACTTCGACGACGCCAACTACTTCGTCGAGGTCCACACCATGACCCCGAGCGAGATCGAACGTAAGTTCCCCGACGTGGCCACCGCCCTCATCGAGGAGGCCATGATCAGCGGGGACAACAGCTCCGAGCACGTCCCGCCCAACCAGTCCGACAACCGCCAGCGGGCGGGCCAGCTCATCCCCATCGACGCCGGCCAAGGACCGACCACCTGGGGCCAGCCCGGGGGGGCCAAGACCCACAGAGTCGAGCGGGTCCGGGGCGTGAACGTCTACGAGTGCTGGTTCCGGGACAACTACTCCGAGGAGGTCGAGAGTGCAGATCCCACCGTGGGCACCCACCG